TATAAAATTCTAATTCTGCATATCTATTAGAAGGTAATGTAGAACCTGATACAACTATTATATCATATTTACCTACAGTTATATCATTAATAACTTCTATTTCTCCAGTTTTATCATCAACTAATTTTTTATTAATAACATATTCACTTAATGAATTGTTTGGCTGTATAACTCTAAATATTTTTTCACTTGTATACAACTGTTGCATTAAAGGAATAGCTATTTGACCTAATCTTGTTAATGAAGCTTCTATATCAGCTAACTTTGACTTCATTTTTCTTTGACCAAATTCATCTATAGATATAGTAGCTTTATAAGTTTGAGGAGCTGCTTGAGCATTTCCCATCATCATTTCATATAAACCTAATGCATGGTCAATATCATTCTTAGCTGTTTGCTCATTCTGATATAATTCATTAGGAAGAGGAGTGGGCTGAACTGGCATAGGAGGGCCATCAGTTGGGTCATAGGGAAGAGCTACTCCTGGTTGAGCCCATCTCTCTTCAAAATCTTTCATATCAACACTACCTTCAGGAACTAATATCTTAGTATTAGTACTTGTTGTAGCATGAGCTATTATCAAAGAGCGTGTTTTATTTATGTATTCTTGCAAAGGTTTTATTAGCCTTACATCAGAAACTGGATAAGGTGTTCTTGTATGAATATTCATAACAGGAATAACTGGATATTGCTCTAATGGTAATATTCTAGAATAAAGTAAAGTATCTCCTATTATTACACATTGTTTTATTCTTGTTATGTTTACTTTAACAACTTCTATTTGACCAGCTTCTATTAATTCAGCAAATGTTAATTCATCATAAGGAACTTCTTCTGGACCTTTTGCTACAGCTTTATCAATATCTGACTTTTCATAACCAGCTTCTTGCATACTTGCTATTTCTTGCTGATGAACTTCTTGAGCCCTCATATTCATTTGAGCAAACAAAGAACCAGCTTTTTGAGCATCTGTAATAATTTGACCAGCTAATATATACGCTTTGTTTTGAACATAACCTTCAAAATCATCTTCACTTAATAAATCTTCTTTACCAGAAAACTTTTCAAAAATTCGTATTTCTTTAACATCTACCTTGGTATATCTTTCATAACCTCTTATATAATCTTGATTATTAACTCTTCCTACATCTTCTGGAAACTGAACTTCACCATCATCTTCTCTATTTGTTCCAGGAGCATTCCAATCATTTGCATTTCCGTAAGCTCCTTTTGAAGTTGAGTTTTCAATTTTTTCTTTATATAAAGGCCATAGCTTTTTAGCTTGTTCTTTAGTAAATAATTTAGATATTATTATATTTTCTGCATCATCAAAAAACCTATTCCTACTATTAGGGTCTACATATACGTCTAATGGGTCTACATCATGAAAACATACTTCTCCTTTTCCCATATCTTTAGATGAATCTTGGTATACGTGAAGATAGCCCACACCCATAACATAATAATCATCTACTACTTGCCTTACAACTCCTCTACCATCTGATATATCATACATATAAGAAAGTAAATTACTCATAACTTGAGCTACTTTATTATCAGAGTCTTCTCTAGGAGCAGCTCTAAATGATGGTCTATTAGAAGTTAACATAGCTTTAGCTGATTCAACTGCAGGATGAACTCTATTTATAACAATAGGAGCTTGACCCCTTGATTCTAATACTTCTCTTTGTTCTGTAGACCATTGTCTACCTAATCTAAATTCTTTGTCTTCTTTAGCATGTTGAGCCCAAACATCCCTTTTACTGGAGTATTTGTCAAATATATCTAAAGTATCAGTTACTATATCAGATTTTTGTTCTTTTTTGGTATATTCCATCTGCTTAATTTACGAACTATAGAGTTAACCAATCAAGTTTTTTCTTCGGATTACGCCATTCATCATCAGATAATAGCTCAAAATCCTTTTTTCTACAAGGTTTTGCGCCATCTAATGCTGTCCATATAGAATCCATTATATCATCGTGTTTTCCTTTAGGATACGATAAAAACTCTCCTTGAGCATGAGTATCTTGCGGTCTAAAGAAAAAAGTCCCTTTAGCAAATAAAGGAACTAAAGACAAAAGTCTTTCTGATTTAGCATTCCTAGGCTTAACTCCAGCTTCTAATCCTGGTATAAAAAGACCTTCTGACTTCATTATTTCTCTTACACCAGTTCTTAAAGCTTCTTGATAACCTACAGTTTCGATTTTTACCCTCCTTGGTTTATATTTTTTATAATAATCTATAATTAATTGTGGTTGCTGTGCTGGGGATATTCTATTCCTATATATATCCACTACATATTTATTATTATCTGAATCAATAGCAATAATGGAGATAACAAAATAGTCAGCCCTAGCAGACAAAGAAGATGCAGGGTCCACTCCAGCATAGATTTCCACAGGTTTGATTTCTTCATTTTCTAATCCCTCGTTTTTAATTAAACAATTTTGACCTTGCATACGCTTATAATCCCAATGATGTATTTTAATCCAATCTGGTTGAAATGGTGCATCATCAGGAGATTGCGCTATATTCATATATTCTTGGAAAAATCCATTAATATTTCCTACAGACTTAAATTCTTCTTTAATACTAAGTATCCTTTCTTTTGGAAACCTTTCAGGCCAAATACTCTTTTCATTATCGTCCCAAATAGAAAACCAAAGGACATTCCATGCAGATGACTCTTTAGCCCAGCATAAAAAACAATCTTCTGATATAACCGTTCCAATCATTGCTATTTTCCCATCATCAGATAAAGAAGGTATAACAGCTTCTGTTAACCACTTTCTATTTTTAGCCCTTGCTTCTGGAGTATTTGCATTTAATTCTGATTCAAAATCATCTACTACAATTAAATTAGGACGTGTATCTCCTTGCAAAAAACCCCTAACTCTTTGCCCTGTACCAACAGCTACCATTCTAGTACCATTTGCCAATATAATATCAGTATGTGTCCATCTACTAGCTGTTTCAGGTCCCATATCTCCAAATATGGATTTAAATTCTTTACTATAAGTTAAATGATACTTAATTCTTGATAAGAAGTTAATAGACTGAGCTTGTGACTCAGATATAATAACTATAAATAAATCTTCATTGCTAGCTTTAAATGCTGCTCTCCATAAAGGATAAATAAGAGTAGTAACTGTTGATTTCGCTGTACCCCTAGGAGCAGCGATAAGAACCCTGCGTTTTTCACTATTTGATAAATCTGCATACACCTCGTTATGAAAAGGGGGTGTAGTCTTTTTAAGAGCGGTTGGAAAGCAATATTTGCCAAATAAAGCCATGTTATCACGTAGCTTTTTAAGTGCTTGTAACTGCTCATACTGTTCTTCGTAGTCCATTAATAGTATTTAACGTCTACTTTACCTTTTGATTTATCGCTTTGTTTATGTTTGTAAGCCTTTTTCTTTTTCTTTGCCATTATTCTTCTCCCTTAATAGTTGTTTTTGTAGCAACAAGTTTTTCTTCAGTCTCTTTAAGTTCATCTATAAGCTTAGTATTGCTTGTAGCTTCAATTTGTTCTGTGGTTTTAACAAGATGTTTTTCTTTCATACCGTGCATATCTTGTAGATTATCTACAGCTCTCATTAAATTAGTAACATCTCCCTTATCTTTGGCTTTCCCTATAGTTTCCTCTAAAAGCTCTAAGGTATATTTTTCAGTTAATCCATGCTCATTTAACAAAGCTTGTAACTCTTCTCTTACCATATCTTTAAACTTCTCCTTTTTCATTCTTCTCTTCCACATGACTTTCTGATTGTCAGTAGGATTATTTAGAACGTGATTAATTGCTTTATCATAGTCCATGGTTTGTGCATAAACCATAGCTAGGTTTTTCATCTTTTGTCCATTAGACAAGACTTCCCAGTTAGTCTTTCCACTAATGGTCGTGTTAGACTTACGACCAGAAGCTTTAAGCTTAACACTGCTATAATTAGGGTTATAAAAAGTATAACCAAAGGGATAGCGAATATAAACGCTAGTAGGTTTATAGGTGGACTTAGAGATGACCTTAGCCACATACTCGTCATCCGAGATTCCATACTCTCCTTCATCTGCATCCCTCCAATATTTATAAGGCAAATTTTTATTGTCTGCCTCTTCTTTTTTAAATACTACGTAAGTAGTAGGTTCTTTATCTCCTTTATGATGTATATCAATAGTATACATTATTCCTTAAAAATTTGTTTTGCAAATTTATTATTTCCCAAAAGCTCTTCTGCTAAGGGTTTTACTCTACCCGTGCTTAGTACTTTTCCTCGTTTAGCAAACTGCTCACCTATAAGTTCTTCATACTTAACACTATTTGGATTCATTCTTGCTCTCATATCTCCAGAATAAATATCATCGCTATATTCTGCCCATTCTTTTCTTGGATTATATCTCATAGGTGTTCTAAATTTATCTTTCCAACCTATATCATATTTTGTAACATACCTGCCTGTTATAGGTTTATGAGGCATCCCTTTTTTTTTAGCATTTTGTAAATATTTATGAGATTCTCTCATTAAAGAACCAGAGCTTTTTCTACCTAAAAACTGAGAAAGTTGCTTTACAGCATTAAACCGACCCTTAAGTACGTGACCCATAACTATTCTAGCTAAATTTAATGGCAATGTTATCATATTATTATATTATCCACTCTTTTCTTAGTTGCCTCATCTGGGTCTGTATGATGAAACTTGTAATAAGCTGTTTTCATAGCATCTACGTCACCTTTGCCTATTTTCTTTAATAAAGCATCAGAACCTCTTTGAGCAAACATATTAGCTAAAAACATACTATCTGCGTGTTCATCTGTCCATTCATGGGGGTTATTATCAATTTCCCTTATATATTCCTTTTCAAAACCCATATTAAACATTCTGTTCTTTGCAGTCTGTACTGAAGCATCTGTAAACTGATATACACCTTTAGCTGATGTAGTACCAGCAGATGCCTTAGGATTGTTGTCAGATTCTATATGTCTAACCATCATAGCCCATTTATAGATATTATCCATAAACACTAACCCTTTGACTTTTAACCTACTAGCTTGTTTCTTTAAAAAGTATAATGCTTGACCCTTAAACATCATCCTCATTTTTACCGTAATTAAATTTCCAATTAATACTATAAGGGTCTTCTTCAGACACTGGAAATTCATCATAAGCTAAACCTTCATTATTTATCGCAGAATTTAAAGGATTATTACCCATACTTGCTAATTCTTCTTCAGAGGGCACACTTATACCATCACCATAAGCATCAAATGTAGTACCATCATCATAAATATAAGCTTCTT